GACCCCGTTTCGGACGGCGGCTACACCGACAACGATATTTATCTGGTAGTCTCCCTCGTTGATGTACTCTTTCACCGTACCGTCCATGCCGACCATCTGTGTGGTCACGATGTTTTTCGCGCGACTGACGGCACAAACAGCATCATTTATTACAAGCGTCTTGTTATCCTGCGTGCGCAGCGTAAGTTCACACAGCACATAACGCCCCTCCCAATAGCTTTTATCGGTTATCGGCGTAGGCAAATCGCGGGTCGCAATAGCTCCGCCGCGACCGTTCCAATCGGGCGACTGTCCCGTGCGTGACGGCTGCAGCCTGTACAAAGTACCTTTCGTCTGCGTGGCTATGCCTGCGGCCACGAATGCGAAACTTACCGGTGTCATAACTAAATTGCCAAGTTTACATCGTTCAATGCGGACAGCAAGGCTTCTGAAACCATGTCCTTGACCTTGCCCAAGTCCTCCGATAGGTTGGTGGTGTGTATCTCGAAACGCTCTACCAGCCTGTCCACGTTGATCGTTATATTTCTAATCTTCCCACTGCCGTCGGATTTGCCGCCTGTTGCCGTGCCGAGACTGCCGCCGGTAGGATCGGGAGGGATTACAACGGGGACGTCCACCGTGGGAACATCTACGGTCGGGGCATCCGGGTCGGGGTTCTCCTCTTTCTTCCGCTTGGCTTCCTCCTCCTTTTTAGCCGCAGCCATTTCCGCATCGTAGGCTTCGTTGAACGCCTTGCCTACGTTCTTGCCGAAGTCCGAAAATCCGCCTTTCAGTCTGTTTATCGCATCCTTGATGCCTTGCCCGTCAAGCGAGAAAGCAGCCACGATAAGGTCGCCTATCGAGCCGAAAACATTTTTTGCCAAGTCCCAAATGCCTTTGAATGTGGCGACGAACGCTGCCCCTATACCTTTAAGCACCGCGCGGAATTTCGCTGATGTATTCCAGAAGTATGTGCCGAGAGCCACCAGTGCGGCAATGGCCGCGGCTATCCAACCGATAATCGGAATGCTCTTAATAGCTACACCCACGGCACGACAGGCCGACACGGCGCTGACCCTGAAAGCCGTGAATGCAGCGGTAGCCGTGGCCGAAAATGCGGCGGAAGTAGCGCCGCCCGTAATGAATGACATAATCAGCGCACCCAAGCCTTTGAGAGCTTGAAAAATACCCACCGTCGCAAAGCGCAGCACCGCCAGCGTGGCGCGGATCATGTTTATGGAAAAGCCGTTAGAGGCAATTTGCCCGGTAACAAGTTCGCGGTTCATCAAGGTCATTTGCAAACGCGCCGCATGGACAAAGCTCTGCACACGCGACCACATGGATGCCCAGTTCAGATTATAAATGGCTTTCATCCCTGCCAGTACCGCTTGGAATAATGGGGTAAGTTGCGCCAGCGGTATCAACGCCTGTGCAATCACCCCGCTCCATAACGAAAAGTCTCCCGTTAATTGGAACAGAGATATTTTTATGTCCTCAAACTGCTGGATGACACGTGCCTGTCGCTCTGCATAACTATCCATGATAATGGCGGCCTGCTCCTCTGCCGATTCGGTGCCGGTTATTGCTTCTGTTAACCGGGCAAGTTCGTCGCGGCTCTGTACCAACGCGCGGGCGGCATTGCTGTTCTCCATGCCGAAGAGCTTCGAGAACAGGGCGGCGTCATTCATCACGGGCGCAAGCATGTCAAGCCGCTCTTTCAGCGTGAGGCTCGTGTCAGCAAGTCTGATAACATCGATGCCAGCCGCTTCAAGTGCCTCCAGCGTATCTTTGGGCATGAAACGGCCTTGTCCTAATATAGTCAGCGTATTGCGTAACGCAACGCCGGCCTCCGAACCCTTTTTGCCCGCCTTGTCGAGTACCTGAATGGCCGCGTTGGTCTCCTCGAAACTTACGTTTGCAGCTTTCGCAGCCATACCGCACTGCTCCAACGCTACTTTAATGGCGGGAAGTTCCGCCGAGCCCTCCTGACCGGCTGCAGCCATGACATTCATCATACGCGCCATCTCCTCGCTGGCCTTTATCGGGTCGTCGAGGCTCACGCCGTACTGGTTCATCGCTGTGGTCAGAACCTCCGCCGCGGCCACGCCGTCGCCGCCCATCAGTTTGCTGGTGGTAGCGATACTGTTCCCCATAGCCTGCAACGCATCTGGGTACTTGCCCAGTTCGGGAGACAACTGCGAAAGCAGAAGTTTGTAACCCTCCACGGCCTGCGAAGCATCGATGCCGAAAGCCTTGGCGCTGTCGCGGGCATATCCTTCTATCTTGTCGAGGGTTTTGCCGGTAACTCCTGCAATGGCACTGAGGTCGTGCATTTGGCTGTCGAGGTCGATGCCGGACTGCACAAGACTTGACATGGCATTGCTCGCATTCTCTATATATTCGCTTATCAACCCGAATGCAGCAAAACGTTGCTCCCATGCGCTTAACCCGGCACGAGCCGTTTCCACATTTGCATTGAAACGCCCGGTGCTTTCCGTCATGTCGTCTATGACTGTGGTAAAATTGCCGCCTACGTTAAATTGATAGTCGAATACATTTGCCATTGGAATGTTATTTGTTACCTTTGTGTCATATACAGCGGTTATATGGATATTATCTTAACCATACTCGGCTATGTGGCCATCGTTTTACAATGGGGCGCTCTTTATATAGGGTTGCCTATTGTACTACTGTACTTTGTTTACAGGGGAATCGTCAAGCCGATCGTTTCTTTGGTCAGGAAAAGTAATCGCTCATCATTTCCCTACGAACATGGCCGCTAACATCTCTGTCCTGTTTTTCAGTCGCCACTTCTCCAGCCACAACGCTTGTGCGTAGTGCGCTGCCCAGTCTTCGTAACTCCCAGCCGTCGGGTCAATGCCGAGGTTGAAGCGTATCAAGGCACACCCCTTCAGAAAACCGTCCTTATCGTCGTCCTCAGAAAGGAGGTGTGCCTCTACAAGTTTTTTAAACTACCGAGGCACGAGTTGAACAACTGTCCGAGCTGCGCCGTCGCCGCCATGAACAGCAGCGCATCTTCGCGTATTTCGGGGTCGCCGCCCAGAAAACAGTTGTCGTAAAGTACCGTGGCACCTTTCACCTCGTCGGTCTTTGTTACTTTCGTGACCGCCGACATGGTTTCCAACGACGGGCGTTTGAAATAAGCCACATGCAGGTCGTCACCGTCCGTCACGTTGATACGGACAACGCGCTTGTGCGCAGCTTTCCATTTATTGATTTGTTCCTCGGTTACACCGCCGTCGTAGGTCTTTCCCTGCGGCTGTTTCGGTTCGTTATTTTCCATATGCTTTTATTGTTAAAATCCGCTACTATTTTGCCCATTCGATATGCGACGGAACGAGTTCGAGTTCCACCTCTTGTCCCGTGTCGCCCTCTTTCCATTTGCGGCTGTTTCCCGAAAACTGCACGTTGCGGATTTTGTCCGTCTTGATGATGCCGCTGTCGGGCAAATAGGTGACCGTAATATCGAAAGGAGCAAGGTCTTGTATGCGACCGTTCGGGGACTGCGACTGTATAGTTTCCACTTCCTCCTGATACAGGATGATTTTTGCCGTCGGAGTGATTCGTCCCTTTGCTCGGCCTACAGGGTGACGGCCTGCGCCATACTTGTTTACCACGTCCTGACTGTCACCGTATTCGATACCCGTAATACCCGTAAGGGGTACGCCGTTGATGGTTGCCACGATGTCCGCCCACGAGTAAAGCATTCCGTTGATCAGGGGGATGCCGTTGTTGATTGTACTTGCCATTGTTATACTGTTTTAGCGAAACCGATTTTTACCTTGATTTTACGCATGACGCCCACGGCTACCTGTCGGATAACGATTTCCACCTCGCCGGTACTTAACACGTCCTGTTCGGGGTCGATTTCCACCCTGTAGCCCGACAGTTCGCCCGCCTTTTCCATATCCTCGAGGGCTTTGTTAGCCGTCGTTTCCAGATGGCTGACGCTGTACGCCTGCATCTTGCCCGTGTCTGTATCGATATAGATATTACCGCCCAGTTCGGGGATAAGGTAGGTGCGGATGCCGCGAACGGCCTTATCCATCGTGCGCACACTCTCGATCATGGCGTAGTCGCTCGTGGCACTGTCCATCGTATGGCTGTCGTTCACGTAGCTGCCGGCCTGCCCGATATGAGTGACGAAGAACAGGTAACGCCCGCTATCCAGCTGCTCAACGAGTGCCTTGTCGAGGTCGCGGTACAGCGTCCCGTCGCCAAAGGCTGGCACGCTTACGCCCGTCGGGAAGTTCTTTACCCAGCTGATGGACTGATGCACCGCGGCGGCGGAGAGCAGCCCCAGCACCACACCGATAGCCGACACGGAGGCTTTCGCCTCGCCGTTGGCCTCGTCAGCATAGAGTTCTGCACCCGTTCCGCTACCTGCCTGTGCAATTACCACGCTGACGCGACACTGGTTCGCACCGGCCACGTCCGCAGGCATGCTCTGCACGGCAGACACTTTCGGAGCATACAGCACCGAAAGCGGCGCGTTCTCTTCATCCAGTGCATCGGCCACGCCCTGAATGGCCGTCACATCATCGCTGGAAAATTCCTTGTCGCCGCACCAGATGGCCAGCTGCCGGATGCGACCGCTGGCGAAGTTCTGTACCGTCTTGATTTCTGTGAACTTGTAACTTTCAGGTTTCGGAAATACGCCAACGTACAGCGAGATACTCGGATTGACGCGGAAAATCTCCGAAAGCTGGTAGTGCAGCACCCGCACACCCCAGCTCTCGGCATCGTCCTTGATGCCCAACGCCTCGGCAGCGTTGATGGTGGAAACGGCCTGTACATGGTCGGTCTTGAAGCCCTCGGGGATTTCGGCCTCGGCCAGATAAGCGATGAAGCCGGATACATGGTCTTCGCCGACCACGCTCTTGGGCACGTTGCCGTTCTGTCGTTCGATTTTTAAACTGTTCATTTTCTGGTGACTTTTACGATGTCCTTATTTGCCAGAGCTGCGGCATGATTCTGTGCGTCCGAACGCAGGCGGAACGCCAGACCGTCCGACGTGACAAATACTTCTGCGAAGCCGTGTCGCGCGATGGCCGCCCTGCCCGCACTCTCCAGAACACTTGCGGAGGACTTTGCCGCAGGTCTCTGCTTTTTATCCTCCTTGTCTTTGTCTGCCGACACGGATGATTCCGTTTCAGCGGGGACAGGAGTGGACTCTGGAACATTGACGACAGGGGTGGCCTGTGCAGCCGGTTCCTGTGCTTCGGGTTTCGGAACCTGTGCGGTCGCCGTTTCTTCTTGCTTGTTTTTAGATGACATATCGTTAGCGTTTAATTCGTTTGTAAAATATCCATATCGCAAAGACGGCCACGGCCAGAAATAACACACCGACACTCAGCCGCAGGATATTTATACCACCGCTCGGCTTCTTCTCCTCGACCTGTTCGGTCTGGCTGACTTCCGTTGTGCGGTCTGCCGTTTCCGACTCCATCTGCACATCGGTTTCCGCCTGTACCGTCGCTTTTTCTTGGCTTTGCCGGGTCTGTTTCGTCTGGGTGCGCAAGACTGCTTTCACGGGTGGCAGTCCCGTACTGTCCACGGGCGGCTTGTCCGTGTCGAACACTACTAAGTCCGTTACGGTTTCGCCATCCATGACGGCCAGACGTTCCAACTGTAAAGCGAATTGCGCTTGCATCAGACTGTCGAAATGCGCCTGCGCGTCTGTGTGTACTTCGGTCTGTACAATGCCGGCAGTATGTTTCGTAGTAGCACATGAAAGCAGCAATACGAGGCTAAACAGCGGTACTATCCTTTTCATTGTCCTTATCAAGGGTGTCGTAAATTTCATATTCACGCGGAGGCCGGCGACGCTTGCAGCCGTTTACATCGCAGCGTGTAAATCTCAACCGTTCGATTACGATGTCCTTTTTGGCGATGATACTGTCTCGCTCGATCAGTTGGTTATACATCTGTTGCCGCTCGGTATAGAGTGCGTCGATTTTCCTGTCCTTTTCGCGGCTGTCCTCATCGCTCTTTTCGTAGAGTTTCTTCCATTCGTCGGACTGCTTGGCCTCCACCTCGGCCTCTTTCATTCGTCGGGTCTGCTTGTAGTAGATGATACCGCCTCCTCCCAACGCTCCCACAATTGAACAGAATGCACTCGCGATGATGGTCAAATAGTCCATTCAGCTTCATACTATGCCTTGATCCCTATCTCCTGCAGCCACTGCGGCACATCGAACGAGGGACAGGCTTTCGCCGCCAGTTGGTTGTGGCCGACAATACGCACATCGGGATGCTTCGCGTGAAAGTCGAGCACATACTTTTTCAGTGCCTCTTTCTGCGCCTCGGTACGGGTATCCTTGGGCCGCATACTTGCATCACAGCCTCCCGCATAGACGATATGACGGCTCACGCTGTTGTAGCCTGCTGCGCCGTTGGTGATTTCCCACGGATCGACGTTCCCGTCCTCGTTATTGTCCACGAGACGCTCCACACTGCCGTCCAGATGGAACAAGTCCGTATAACCGACCTGCCTCCAGCCGCGCCCTGTGGGGATGGGCGAGGTGTGCCACCGCCTGATGTCGGCAGCACTGACCTCGCGCCCCTCTGGGGTGGCCGTACAGTGGATTACGAGATACTGCAACTTTGCCATTCAGCCGTCGGTTACTTGGTTACTTTCTCGCTGATGATGGCCACCGTGCAGTTTTTGTCTGAAAGAGGCAGGCAGATGCCCCACTTGCGGAAGTTCACGAGGTTGCGGTGGTACAGCGGGTCTTTCGACGCTTCGCTGTAGTAGAACTGAACCGAACCGTTGGCTTTCATCATGCGACCGACATAGAACGCCACGGATGCCTGCATGTCGGTGTCGGCAGTGGCCGCGCCCCAAGCGAGTTTCTTCTTCGTGGTAGCGTTATAATGCGGCGTACCGTCGTACTCATAGATGTCGAAGCCGTACAAGCGGCAGATTTTGCCCTCGGTCTGATTAATGTTGTAGTGCTCTTTGAACTTCTGCTCAGTCTCCAACAGGTCGTTGATGTGGTCGCTGCACATAACCAATACGCGGTCTTTTTTGGGAACACGCATCTTGTCGAAAGACTTTTTCAGCGCGAGCAAATCGGCGGCGATAAACTTTTTGCGTGTACCGTCATCGGCGCCCGTCGTCAGCAATACGGGTGATTCCGTCTTGTTTTCGGCAGGAGCAATCGCGTGAATGGCTTTTTGTCGCACCTTTTCTTTCAATGCCTCGCGGTGGCGCTCTTGTACGCTCGCCATCTTGTCATAGCTGCAAGCGTGCAGCTCGTCGTCGGTAACGGGCGTGGCCGTAGTATCGAAATGATCCAGCGAAATAGGCTTATCAGCATCCGTGAGTGTTTCAATATCCAGCGGATAGGTAGTGTTATTTACCAACACTTCGGGATCGCCGCCCAATTCGGTGAAGTGGATAACATCGTTATCGACATACTGGTCGTAACTCTTGATACGGTCGTACCATCCGAGGCTTTCAGCCGCAGTGCGGAATGCCTTAACCATTTCGCCCGTCCACACTTCGGTGAATACCGTCGCGCACGCACATCCTTTCGGCAATGCACCGAGCAGAAAACCTGCTACGTTTCCGCCGATTATGCCTACTGCGGGCGAAAAACCCGCCACGCTGGCGAGAGCCGCACCTGCCGCGCTATTGAACGCGACGGACGCTACAAAGGCCGCAATGGCCAAAAACACAGATTTGAAAAGTTTCATTGTCTTGTTGTTAGTGATTACTTGTTCGGGATTTCAGTGCCGTATTCGGCTTTGTACAGGCGGGCGTACTCCTGCGGCTGTTCGTCGCGCAGCTTCTCCATCTGCTCGGCGGGAACATCGGACAGTTTAGCGTAGGTTTTCGGCTCGTCGTCACGCAACGTATCTGTCTGGTGGATTACCTCCGTCGGCTTTCTGGCTGGGCGCATCAATGAAAGGGTTTCGCGCAACGCATCGATACCTGCCATCTTGCCGATATTCACGAAATGCTCCTTTTTGTCACCCGTGATGCGTTTCTCGGCAATTGCGCTGTCCACAACCGCGGTGATGCTGGCCAGTGTCAGGCTTTCCGCTTTGTCGCCCTTGTCTTTCAGTAGGCGGAGTGCACCTATTGCCTCCTGCTCGGTAGCCGTATCAGGCAGACCAAGCAACTGTAAAAATTCTCTGTTCATCCTTTGAGTTGATTTGTTGTTTTGATTATCTGCGTCGCCGTCGGGGGCAGTTCCCGCGGGAGCGGTTTTCCTATTCAGCGCAAGCAGGGGCAGCACATCGTTGTCCTCCCCCGCGGAAAGTTTCAGAACCTTGCCGCTGGTATCGTACAGTTGCAGGGCGTCGTTATTTCCCCCGATATCCACGATGCTGACTTCTTCCAGCCGACAGCGTGTGATGGTGCGCCGCGTCTGACCTTGCAGCAAATATTCAGGCGCATCGCTGGTTTCAATAATTTCAATACCAGCCGATGCCATACGCAGGAAACCGTTCTCCCACTTGCTCTCTATCTTCTTTGCGAACTCGTCGTTCTGGTCGAAAACTGGAGTACCGATAAGTCGGTCGCCATCGATGCGCAGGTTGTCGATACGACCGATGGGCATTGCGTCACGGTCGAAACTGCGGCGGTGCATCCACAGCAGTATCGGGTTTTTCAGAAACTGCGTCAGGTCGATGCCCGATGTCAGCACACGACCGCCGTAACAATTCAAGCCGCTCGTACTTATAATTACTTCTTTTGCCATTGGCCTTAAAAATGGCGGGCAGGGGTCGGCGTACCCTATACCTGCCCGCAGCTGAAAACAATCGTCTAACCTAAAACCTTTGTAGCGGGGGCGGGACTCGAACCCGCGACCTCAAGGGAATGAACCTTGCGAGCTGACCGTTGCTCTACCCCGCGATGTTTGACATGGCAAAATTGCGTCTATCTTGACACGTCCGCAAAAAGAGTGTAAAACTTTGCATATCTTTTTCTTACAGCTCTATTATTACAGCACTTTTGTACCATGGAAATACCACAGAGTGGGTAATGTGTAACATAAATCGAATGGCAACAAAGAAAGAATTCGAAGAAAAGAGAGAGTATGCACGCCTGCTTTTCATGCAGGGTGAAACGCAAAAGGTGATTGCTGAAAAGGTCGGCGTTTCCGCCGTGACGATCAATAAATGGGTGGCCGAAAACGGCTGGCAGGAACAGCGTGCGGCGGCGAACATCACACGCCCAGAACTGGTGAACAAACTGCTGCATACTATTGACAAACTCATCGAACAGGTGAATGAAAGCGACGACCCCGAAGCGATGGCGGGGTTGGGCGACAAGCTGGCAAAGCTATCGACCACCATCGAACGCCTCGACAAAAAAGCCTCTATCGTGGACGTGATAGAGGTGTTCATGGCTTTCAGCAAGTGGATGCAGTTCCGCATGTCGTTCGACGACGAGATTACGCCAGAACTGCTTAAGACCATCAACAAGTATCACGACCTGTATATTAATGAATTGTTGCAAAACAAATTCAACCAGTAGCTTATGGCATCGAAAGCGGAATTAAAGGAAGCGGTAGAAAGATGGCAGAAACACTGCGAGACAGTGCAGCAGGCCACGGTTGTGAACACTGCGGAAACGGCACGCGAAAGGCTTGCGCGCATCAAGCGTGTGCGTGCCGATTATGCCGCTTTCGTAGAGTATTATTTCCCGCACTACACCGTCAACGAAACGGGAAAGCAAACGCCCTGCGCGCCGTTCCACATCAAGGCAGCGAACAAGGTGCTGAACGAACGCAACCTGAAAGCGGCGTTCAAGTGGCATCGTGGTGCGGCCAAGTCCACCCATCTGGATATTTTCATACCGCTGTGGCTCAAATGTCAGGAAATACGACAGATTAACGTCATGGTTCTGGTCGGAAAGAGTGAGGAAAACGCCTGCACCCTGCTGGCCGACATACAGGCCGAACTGCAATACAACCAGCGGTACATCCACGACTTCGGCCAACAGTATAACAACGGTTCATGGGAGGAGGGCGAGTTCGTGACAAAGGATGGCGTGGCATTCTTTGCCCGTGGCCGCGGGCAGTCGCCACGCGGTCTGCGCTACCGCTCGCACCGCCCAGACTATATCGTAATCGACGACCTCGACGATGACGAACTCTGCGAAAGTCCCGCACGCGTCACACGTCTTACGAATTGGGTGAAAGAGGCTCTGTTCGGCGCATTGGACGGCGGACGCGGACGATTTATCATGGTGGGCAACCTCATTTCAAAGAACAGCGTGCTGGCGAACTTCTGCGCTATCGACGGGGTGCATGTGTCGCAGGTGAACATCTGGGACAAGAACGGCAATGTATCATGGGCGGCCAAGTGGACGGCGGACGAGGTAAAAGCTATTGAGAGATTCCAAGGCTACCGCTCGTTCCAGAAAGAGTACATGAACAACCCCATCACCGAGGGCGCGGTGTTCCGTCTGGAATGGATTAAATGGGCGACACGTCCCAAATGGAAAGAATTTGAGGAATTTATCCTGTATATCGACCCCGCGTGGAAAAGCAGCGTAAAAAACGACTACAAGGCGGCAAAACTGTGGGGAAAACGCAAAACGCAGCTGTGGCAGCTGCGCGCGTTCGTCAGACAAGCCACCATCCCCGAAATGGTGCGATGGTGTTATGATCTGTTCGAGTGGGGACAGGAAACAGGTATCGCGATAAAGTTCTACATGGAGGCCAATTTCATGCAGGAGGAAATTCTAAAAGATTTCAAGACGGAGGGTGATTTGCGGGGCTACCAGCTGCCCATTCTGGGAGACAAGCGGAAGAAGCCCGACAAGTTCCTGCGTATCGAAAGCAGCGCGGCAAACTGGGAACGCGGCTTTGTCTATTATGACGAAAGCCAGAAACAAGACCCCGACATGCTCGCGGGACTGGAACAGACCCTCGCATTCCAGAAAGGGATGCGAGGACATGACGATGCGCCCGACGCCGACGAGGGCGCAATATCACTGCTTCAAAAGCATTCACGGATCAGTAGTTTTACTCCGTCGTTCGGCAGGCGGAACAATGCAAAAAATGTATCATGGTAAGAAAGTATTTCCAAGCCCTCGTGTTCGACCGACGGTTGAAACGCGCCAAGAAAAAAGCGCAGCATGACGCTACGCTGTACGGTAAAAAGTTCCTCGTGCTGGTGTTCGGCGGAAAGCCCGTCGTGGTTTCCATGCAGGGCATTAAAAAGCTGATACGGCAGCACCGTTTCGCAAAGGGGTTTACAGCCGAAAAGGCCGAAAAATGTGCACTGTACGTCGCCATTCCCGACAACTCAAAAAAACAGATGCCATGTTCCTGACAATCGACGACTACAAAAGCGTATGCGACAGCTTCGAGTTCGAGCAGGTATGCGCTGCTGAGGCCGAACGCCTCACGGCGGAACGGGCGGCAATGGAACAGATATGCAGCTACACCCGACACCGGTACGACATGCAGCAGGCTTTCGCTGCGGAGGGAGAGGCACGCAATGCCATGCTCGTGCAGTGCATGGTGAACATCACGCTGTGGCTGATGATTCACCGCCTACCACAGAACATGGGACACGAACGTCGAGAATGCCTCTACAACGATTCAGTGAAATGGCTGCGCGACGTGCAGAATTCCAAAGCATCGCCCGACCTGCCGACTTATACGGACGGCGACGGGGAAACGGATGCTCACAACCCCGTCCGTTACGGCTCGATGCCGCCTAACAGATACGATTATTAAACGGTATTCAAACAGCAGTTAAATGGATTTTATCAACAACTTAAAGCAGACTTTCGCCCGCCGCAGCTATACCGATGCGGAAGTGGACAGGCTCGTGCGCTTTGCCAAAAGCAGGCAGGGACTTAAACTTACCGCACAGCTCATGCAGCAGACCGACAGCCTGACAAAGAAAGATATTGCGACATGGCGGCAGGCATGGCAGGCCGCCATTAGCATAGACAACCCCAACCGTGCACGCCTGTACGACATCTATACCGACTGCCTCGTAGATTTGCACCTGACGGGTTGTATCGGTCAACGAAAAGGAAAGACACTGCAAAAGGATTTCCGGCTGGTGGGCAAAGACGGCAAAGAGAATCCGGAGGGTACCAAATTGCTGCAAAAAGAGTGGTTCAATAACTTCTGCGACCTTGTGCTGGACAGTCGCTTCTGGGGGCACAGCCTCATACAGCTGGGCGACATTGTGTCGGATGAAAACGGAATGCGTTTCGAGGGCATGGAACTCGTACCGCGCAAGCATGTATGCCCTGAATACGGCGTTATCACGCCCGAACCTGCCGCGGACTGGCGCACGGGAATACCGTATCGCGAGGGCGATTTCGCCCTGTGGTGTATCGAAGTGGGTACGCCCAAAGACTTGGGGCTACTACTAAAATGCGCGCCGTCCTGCATAAGCAAGAAAAACATGCTCGCGTTTTGGGACATGTTCGGAGAGATATTCGGCGCGCCCATGCGCGTGGCGCGTACCAATACAACCGATGAAGCTGAACGCCGACGCATAGAAGGGTCGCTCGATAAGATGGGCGCGGCGTTCTGGGCATTATTCCCCGAAGGAACGGACATCGAAATCAAGGAAAGCAGTCGCGGCGATGCTTACAACGTCTACGACAGGCGCGTGGACAGATGCAACAGCGAACTGTCGAAAGGCGTACTGATGCAGACAATGACCATTGACAGCGGGTCGTCCCTTTCGCAGTCGGAAACGCACCTCGAAATTTTCGAGGATGTCATCAAGGCCGATGCAAAGATGGTGGCGAATGTCGTAAACGATAAGCTGCTGCCACTCATGGCGCGGCACGGTTTCCCCGTGCAGGGGCTTTCATTTCAATGGGATGATGCGGCATCGTTCAGCCCTGCTGAACGACGCGAGGAAGAACGCCTGCTGTTGGAATACTACGAGATAGACCCGCAGTATTTCATCGATAACTACAATATCCCCATAACGGGCGTGCGCCAACCTAAAACACAGCCTGACGCTTTTTTCGAGTAAGCCCCACCGAGAAAGTGGGGCTGCGAAGTGACTACAAGGCATTCAACAACGCATTGTGCTCGCTATACGGGCATGACCTGCTGACGCTGGCGAAAGACGAGACGCAGTTCGCGTTCAATGATACGAGAATGGAGGATGCGGCAAAACTCATCTATGAAAACGGAGGCTTCGACCTCGCGCAGCTGACAACCCCCGAAGCGCAGGCTATCATCGAAGAAACTGTGCGTGTGCTTGAAACGGCCATCGGCAACGGCCTGCCGCATGAAGTACCCGAAACACTCCGCTACGCTCTCGAAAACAACGCCTTTGTCTTTTCTGGCTTCAAGACGTTCCACGCCTTGCGCGAAGTGGGGCTGTCGATGCTGACGGAAAAGGGCGACATTAAGCCGTTCAACGACTTCCTGACGGACGTAAAGAAGATAAACGCGCAGTACAACCACAACTACCTGTACGCGGAATACAACCATGCCGTCGGGGCGGCGCAGATGGCGGCAAAATGGCACGACTTCGAGCAGGACGGCGACCGTTATTATCTGCAGTACCGCACCGCCGGCGACGATAAGGTACGCGAGGAACACGCCGCGCTCAACGGTACGACACTGCCGCCGTCCGATCCGTTCTGGGAATTGTTTTTGCCGCCGAACGGCTGGAACTGCCGCTGTACGGCGGTACAGGTGCGCAAAAATAAATACACGCCGTCCGACCCCGAACTGGCTATGCAGCGCGGAAATGAATGCACCGAGGGAGCAAAACGGGCGATTTTCCGATATAATGCGGGCAAATCGCTGCAACTATTCCCCCCGAAGCACCCTTATTACAAGGCCAGCAAGGAGGCAAAGCAGGTCATCGAACAGGTGACTCAGGAAGCTATCAGGGAGAAACGCATCGGAACATTGCGGGAGCAGTTGCCTGATACCCTCACAGACATGGAAAAAGATGCTATCGCCGCAAACAATTACGTGTTGGAGCAGGCTTTGGGCATCACGGTTGGAAAGCCCATGACAATAGAGGAAGCCGACAAACAAAGCGCGAATCCAGACTATGTACCTAAATACCTTCTTGATGAAACAGGCATATATAGGGACAAATATGCACGTTACAAACTCAATCCCGCATACGATAGGAAAAGGGATGAGCCTAACGGCATAAACTGTCAGACATGCGCACCTGCCTATGCGTTGCGTTTGATGGGATTCAATGTAACAGCAAAACCTAACACACACGGCTCAAAATTGGAATACCTGAGTCGCGGTATGCAATGTTGGGAAGTATGGAAAAATACAGACGGAACGCCCGCGCAACATACCAGCCTGAACGGATGGCTGGCGGAGAAAGGCTACCAGAACGTAACGCCCAAACGGTATTTGCAGTTCTTTGATGAAGTATGCAAGGAAGTCGGCGTATATGAATTGTCAATCGGATGGAAAGGCGGCGGCGGACACGCTACCATATTACAACGATTTGCCGATGGCACATTGCGGTACATCGAACCGCAGGCGGACAATTCCGAGGGGTCAGGTTATGAATGGAAGAACCTCGAATATCTTGCAAACGAGGGGGCAACTAAAAATCATATGTGCCGTGGGATAATGCGAATTGACAACAAGTTATTCAACGTCGGATTCATCGACATCTTTAACAAATAAGTCGATAATATACAATGCAGGACTTTCTGTTACTATGTCAACTTTCCCGTCTTTTACAAGATAAACAAACGGATAACCGGTGCAACTGTCTTCTGGAAAATGGTACATATAAGCATCCGCCCCCTCGTACTTGCCGAGGTAGTCGATTGTATCGCCGTACATGATGATCAAATCATGAGCAGCATCTTTGACTATTTGCGGAACATTCTTCATATTGGCAAATATACGCATTATTTTTCGCTTAACTATAAAACAGACATACAATGATGGACGGCGAACAACTAAAACGCAATATTCTGAAAGATATGCGCACGGAGCTGGCCGACGAGTTCGATAAGAATTTCGATCGCAAAGCCTTTTTCACGAAAAAATGGAAACGTCGCGCAAATCCGGACGCCAAAGGCTCGCTGCTGATGGTGACTGGGACAATGCGGCGCAGTGTAAAGGCCGAGGTAAAAGTAAACGGCGTGCGTTTTTCATCTGCCGTACCTTACGCGGCTATCCACAACGAGGGCGGCACGGGAACAAAACATGTGCGCCAGCATACCCGCACCAGCCGCAAGGGCAAGCAGTACACTGTTCGTGCGCACTCGCGTAAATTCACCATGCCGCAACGCCAGTTCGTAGGCGACGGCAAACGGACGCAGGAGATTATCAAGGGGGTAATTGCGGATAACGTCTCAAACTTTGATAGGCAACTTGTTAAATTCATCAAGAAATGAGGAAACAGATTTTCCAAGCCATCTGTACGAGGCTCGCAGAGCGCGTACCGGATATTCAGTTCATCGATCTGTGGAACAACAACGTCGCCACACTGAGCGGCGGTGCGGTATGGCCATTACCTGCCGTGTTCGTAGAGTTCGAGCAAATCGAATGGCGGCAACAGAACAACGGTTGCCGTCGCGGGGATGTCGCCGTGCGTCTGCATCTGGTGACGCGCGCCGTTGTCACTCACGGGCATGCCGATCCGAAGATGCCTGATGCACTGGAGTTCCTCGACCTAATAGACAGAATGAACGCTGCCATGCAGGGACTGCGCGGCGAGAACTTCGCAGGCTTCCAGCTGACGACCTCGGCCACCAACCATGACCATGCCGAACTGATGGAGAGCGTAGAGCGGTACGTTACCAGTGTGCAGGACATTACAGCTGCTACTCAAACGACACCGGCGCAAATTGCTTCTTTAAATGTGCGCTGCTGAGGAATACTATTAAAAACGTCGGAAATGCCATTCGTTTTTCCCGCTACGTTGCCTTAGACTATAATACACAGTTCTGCTGGAATTTGTCACACGTTTGTCTGCGCCATATTTCGAAGTTTCCTCTATTGTAGCTTCAGTATCGGCAAGTTGATAAATCGGGAACAAATCCAGATATACGCCATAAATGTCATCTACCACATACACCGGCATTCCCTCTATTTCCAATGCAGGATTGGCGTCCTGCATGAAAAAATTTACGACCGCCACTAATTTGACACTGTCTGCATCCCCCTGCTTAAACCCTTTATACGAGTAAATTATAGTATGATCGTTATTTTGCTTACGAATATCTTTCAATTCGTAATGACGAGTTCCTTTCGACAATAAGCTATCTAACATCACCACTACATCCTCTTTTGTGTGGCACATAAAATAACTATCCAACTCTTGCGCAGTACACAATTGGATAGAGAACAAAGAAATGAGGCAACTTATAGCAAAAATCTTCATAGTGTATTGTATTATTTATTGTCACAAACTTAACTATTTAAAGACGATTTACAAAACAGAAAGCCTCGCAATTGTCATGCGGGGCTTTCATTCTTTACGTCAAAAAGAGACAGTTGTGATGATTGGAAAGACGGTATTGTGGTCGGCATACCTAAATAGTTCAAGTAGGTGCGGTAGCAGATTTTGAATTTCGGGAAAATATGCTGCCGCCATACAGCCTTGTAACACCGCGCCTGATTGCCGCTTTCATAGTACTGCGCCGTAATGGCTCTAACCATCCTTACGCGTTCTATAGTACTTTCGTGGTGCTTTCTTTTCTCCATCTGCTTAAAATTGCTACCTTTGCAAAAGCCCTTTTGCATCAAGGCTCCTGCGCTGGCTCGCTGTGTTTAGCAGATGAAGTCGGCGCGGCTTTTTTATTCTACGTCAGTCATGCCCAGAGGGATGTTCACCCATGCGCCTTTGTCGTTCTTGTACTCGGCACGGATGTACTTTTTCGTTGGGGCAGGCTGGTAGCTCTCCTCGATGATTTGCACGCCCTCAATGAAACGCTCGTCGCCCGTTTCTGCGGCCATTTTGCGAAGCTGCAACACGCGGCTGGCCTTGATGTTACCCTGACCGTCACGGGAAAGCAGGCGCAACACGGCATTTACAAGAGCTTTGCTCGTCTCGTCTTTGGCAAGGCTTTGAATGTAGTTCTTGACCATAGCGATGCCGTCCTCCACTGTATCGCGGTAGCCGTCAACAGTATTAACGCCCAACGTCAGGCGAAATTTGCTGTCGCTGGTGGTAAACGTGTGGCTGCGCTGGTCGTCTTTCGTCAGCCCCAGCACCTCCGACTTCATTTTCAGGATTGCATCGAAGTTGCTGAAAACGGTGTTTTTTACCGTCTTGATTTGCTCGCTTAACTCCCGAAGAACGGGTAAAGTCGTGCGGACTTCATCGTCCACCATAGCGGCATAATCAGTGCGCTGCTGCTTGCGCCGTTCTGCCGCCTCTTTCTTTTGCTTTTCTGCGCGGTACGCCTCGAACTCCCGGCGTTCTTCCGCTGTCATCGTTACATTTTCCATTTGGCTGTCTATTAAAAAGTGATTAAATACTGTTTAGTCGTTATCTAAATGCTGGTAATAATCATTGACGTAGTCGGCCTATGTCTGCGCTCACTCATTCGCAATTGTTTGTTAAAAGGTTAATAACTCAACTGAGTCTTATGTATTTCCCCGGAATATTGCATACTGATAACACCTCTGCATTGTGTTCTCCGAACGCAACGAAGACACTTCCACATCCCGGACTGCCCCCACGCGTTCCGTCCGGGCGGAAAAACCGGATCCTGTTTCTTAAGAATTTTAATGCCGTCGCTTGTTCAAATACAATGTCTTGAAACAGTTTATTATCGCAACGATTGAACAGCAAGGCGATGCCGTCACCATGCTCTGCCAGCCGACGGACGAAAAGTTCGATTAGTGGCCGCGAATACGGAGGATTGAGCCAGACACGTCCGAACCAGTCCTTTGTCAAACCGTTGTCATTTTTGTTATACATGACATCAGCTGTTTCCCATAGCGGCGACACAGGTGCGCAAGGGTCTAAATCGAACCGTCCCAACGCATCTATAATCTCTTGCGGAGTATACCACTCATCAGTCGGTGTCGTGCTTCTTTCAAATCTGACATCCATACTCATCACAATTTAAAAAATAGCATATTGCGGTTGGAAGATAATCTCCAAGCCGCACTCTTCGGCAATAGTCGCCTCGATGCGCGCCCCTTTACTTGCCTCCCAATCTTTGAGTAGATAGATCGCATCGCATTCGAGCAGCAGCGCGACGTCTGCAACGAAATGTTCGTTCCAGCTCGCCTCTTTATCTACTCCGTTGTCGAGCGGATTGACAGGCTCATGCCCGAACGCCCGGATTTGCTGTTCCGCCTGCCGGAATTTGGCCGTCACCTGCTCAGAAAGCAGCCCCGATATTTTGCCGCTGATATAGCACTTCATCGCTCAGCCCTCCTTTTAAGGATTAACACGATCTCGCGGACGAGGAGAACCACAAAAACGAGGATTGTGATTGCTCCCGGAACCCAAATGGGAGCAAACACCCACGACCACGACCACGCAATCGTTTTTGTCAGTTTCAGCACGATAAAGGCGATTAAGAGCAAGCCCAAAAAGCCTATACCTGCACTCGATGAATTGTTGTTTGAACTCATATGTAATATTTTAAAAGGTGAATAAATCCGTCAGTTCGGTAATGCGGATGAAGTTGTCCCCGCTGTGTATTGCACCAAACACTCCATTGCGATACGTTCCACTGAGTCGATGTCTTTCTGCTTGTTCCGGAACGCGTGATACACATTCCGCAGTCGCTCAGCGGGTATCTTATTGAACGATTGGTATCCCGTAGCACGGCAGGCAATACCCTTGATGATTTCGGCATTGCTTTCACGACCGATCTTGCGCAGGTAGCCGCCGACCGCGGCCATTGCCCGCTTGCGCAGTTTATCCATTTCGTCGCCTTTGTCGCCCTCTAATTGCTTGGAGAGCGAGGCGCAAATGTCGATAAGGTCGTGCGTGTCGATGTCCGCACTGCTTTCGACGCCGAAACTCTCTATGATAGCCCGTTTTTCCGCCTCCGTCAGCCCCAGCCGAGAGCAAAGAGCGTGAAATTTACGAAGCAACCCGTTGTGTATTTTATCCATTGTACACATACTGTTATGCATTAAAGTTTATCAATCCAATACTCCTGCGCACCTTGTTCCCATATTACGAAGTCTGCGCCGCCCTCGCCGTTGTTTCCTTGAAATCGTGTCGTGATAAATGCCTTGTAACCCTCGACCCGGATTTTTACCTCCGACAACTTGCGCACATGCTGCGCAATTGCCGGATATGGCTTGTTGTTGTCCTCGTGCGCAACGAAAATGAATAGCTTGTCGGGGAACTCGTTTATCAGTTCCATGAACGACGCCCGGTTGAATCCTACCAAAGCCGTAATTGAGTCGATAACCACAACATCGGGGCTTTTTCGTTTCCGGAGGCGTTCGCGCAGTTCTGTGATAGGTTCTTTAGCCAACACGATGACGCGGGAGCCGACCTCCTGCATCGCGACGTCTTTCCATGCGTTCTGAAACGACAGCGACAATCCCTGCTCCAGCGTGTCGTATGCTGCGCGATTGACAAAGCCGGACAGATATTTGAGCAGCTGCAGGGCAAAGTGCGTCTTACCGCTACCGCTTTCGCCGTAGATGATCCACGCGCCGCGCAGTTCCGGCTTGCCGAAGGCCTCGAGCCACTTGCCCGAAAAGTCGGCAATATCGAATTTCGCGTCAAGGACATTTCTATTGCTTATCGCCTTTGCCATTTGAACGTCGTTTATTTGGTGGTTGAACGCTGTTTAATCGCGTGAACCTTGCGTTTTACCCGGCGCAAATCGCTTTCACAGTCATCAATGATCTCGTTGATTGTCGCCGGGTCGTCCACGCCGTTGGCGATACAGACAGCAGCCACGTCTTCGCTGTTTACGACCTGTATCGGGATGAACTTGCGCCCGACACGGCTGTAAATCTCCTTGTAACCTTTCCGATTCATGCGCACGCCCTTTTTGATGCGCTTTTCGAGGTAGTCCGTAGCGCAAAGCATGATTCCAACGTGATCTTCGAGCTTATTATAAAGGCTGATGAAAAAGTAGAGCACTTGGTCGCTCAGTTTGTCCGCCTCATCCAGCACCACAAGCGGGGTCTCTTTCTTTTTGAGGGCGAGAATGATGTCGGACATCATTTCCGGAACCGTGCAACCAGTCGAATCGATACCCATACATTGCAGTAATTCGGTCATGAAATGCTTGCGGTTCCAATACTCTGAGCACGAGAGGTTATACACGTTGCGATTACTGGCCGCATAACTTTTGATTGCTTCGCTTTTTCCACAACCGGCGTCGCCGGTCACAGCAAATACGAGAGAGTTGTCCTGCGCATCTCGTAACAACCTGTACATGCGTTTGTAGCCGCGCGTCTCCACGACCACCCACGCCCGCGGGTCATAACCTATTTGCGAGGCTATCGTGCGCCACATCTCGTCGCTGATAAGTTCCCAATTGTTATTGAGCACTTGGGAAATTGTCGCGGCACTGACACTGCGCATGGAGTTGGCGGCTTTGTTTTGCCCGCCCTTGGTCTCGCAATATTCCGCGAGTTTGGTTTTGATTTGTTCCTTTTCCGTCGCTTTCATGATTAACTCTATTTCGTATTAGTATAAATTCAATGTGTCCTCGTCATCCATTTGCGGTATGGAGGGTTTAACAGTCGCGACCTCGATTGCATCGATGCATTCCACCTCATGGGCTTGGAGGCGGCGTGTCTGCTTGTATTTCTTGTTCTGCCCGCGGCTGTCGCACAGCAACAGACGCGTTGCGACGTCAAGCTGCGGGTTGTCGTTGAATAATTGCTCGACCTTGTCGCTGGCATGAGCCAGACGTTCGGTAATGCTGCCCTCGAGCCGTTTGTTGAACTCCTGTACTCGAACAAGCTGTTCTGCATCCCCCTCGCGGCGGTCGGCGAGAGCCATAGGCTGCACGTGCTTGCGTTCGAGCATGAAGCGCAGAGAGCCGTCCTCATTCACCGCGAGCACATGATCGAGGTTATCCGGGTCAAACTTGACCTCCCAGCGCACATGTGCATACTCTCTAAATTTGGGGTCGAAACAGTCATAGTCGCGCTTGATTCCGCCGATTGTCGGGCGCAGTCCCGTCCCCTCGATAGCATTGCGGAAACCCGTTGTCGCTCCAAAAGTGAGCAGGTACTGCTCATCGGAAAGAGGCAGCCTGCGTTCTTCGGGCAGATCTGCGAACAAGCGCACATACTCCGCACGTTTCTCAGCACGCTCTTTCTCGATAAAACCTGCGAGCTGCTGGCGGCACTCCTCCTCGGTAGGGAAACTATGGCGGTGCTTGTTCAGAAACTCGCTATTCGGTTGCAGGTTCTTGTTCGATGTGATACCGAACCCCGACCAGTTTAAGCACACTTGGCAGTATTTTTTGTTGAAATACCCGAAAAACGGCTCTATGACCTTTGACTTTGCATTATGTGCCCGTGCCGGGGTGTATTTGTCGCCCATGACTTGATAAATCGGGGTGAGGTTGCCTCTCCCGTAGTTGTCGCTCTGCAACTGGTTGACGCGGTAACGCCGTCCGAAAAGTTCGGAGGTGTGGTTCGCCGCGTTCCGGAGGGCTGCCTTGATGAGTTCGGGCGTCTCACGCTCTCCGATTGCATATCCGACCGGATAATTGAGGCAAGGGTCGAGGACAATTACGATTGTGAGACGATTCGTGTAGGTCGTAGTCGTTCGTCCGTTGCGGGTTTCCGTCTTTTGATAGAGCAGTTCAGCTGTCCAGCCGTCCATCGTCCAGTACAGGAGCGGCAATGTCGGGCGGGATCGTTTCACCTGCATGCTCTTTTGGTTACGGAAGCGTGTTTCTCCGAGACGTCCGCCTGCTGTCACAAGGTCATATTTGTTACGCCAAACGGCAATCGCCGCCGGGGTGATAGTGTCCCAGCCCTGCGCTTCTGCCAGCAGGTTGTAAATGCTTGCGATTTGCGAGTTGTCGAGATTTCGCGGGTCGGCAATAAGCCGTATAATGAGACTCTCCTGTACATCGTTCTTGACCTTGGCTGCGTTCCGGGTTCCGTACTTGCCCGTAATCAAAACCGAATACCCCTCGCGTTGATACTGGTTGTATTTCTCCTGCAGCCGACGCGGGTTCTCCGGCAGCGAATGCGGGAACGTGTCCGCGATACGCGGCAACGCTTGCGCCGCCTTGCGCCAAAATTCCGTCTTGCCGATACACCGTTTGCTTTGCTTGCGATGCTGACTGTCCGACCGTTCCAATATCGTTCGGAACGCATTCAAAATCGCGGCATTGTTGGCGTATTCGTTTTGCTTCTCCGTAGGCAGAAATCTACCGTCGGGCAATTGATAGGACTGATAAAAATGCAGCGCAGCTCCGTCCGGCTCGATGCTCTCTACAAACGGCTTGCTTTCCGCTTGTACCTTCAAATCCGGATAGCGGCGGTAAACTTCCGTTTTGTATTTCAAAGGGAGACTGTCGACAGCATACAGAGCAGGACTGTTATTACAGCCACGGCGAACTCGATCAACTTTTCCGTTGGAGTTCCACCAATCAATCAAAGATTTACTGACGATACCATCAGTAAGTTCTGCTTGAGTGATACATAGTTTGTTGTTGTAGTACTCCATGATACTGTTTTTATCTTGCTCCCGCCGGGGACTTGAACCCCGGTGTATGCCGTTCGGGAAATTTTTATAAGTCTTCAGCTACAAAGCGGCGTAATTCCGCACGGTACTCTTCGTTTTCTTTTTCCTCTTGTTCTTGCAGTACATCAAATAATGACTTATCGAAAACCGAGTCGATAGCCTCTTGACACATGCGTTGCAATTTTCGTGGTTCGACTGCATCCAGTTCGACTTGACCGATGCCACTCCATTTTGCGGCTCTACTATCTGTTTGCTTTACTGGGGCAGGTGGTAAATTCCACTCGATGACCTGCTCATGCAACAAGGCTATGCGGCGTACCTCTACACTCTCACAACCTAATCGTCTGATATTTTCCTCAACAGCTCGAGGAATATCCTCTCCTGACGGATCATAATCCCCGAAATATAGAATTACAGGTATTTTGCCTTGATTTTCAGCATCAATAAGCCGTTTTGTTGTCTCATTTAAGAATGTTAAAGAGGGATAACCTTTACAGGCACCAAGAGCGACAGAGTTTCGATAACACACTCTTTCAAATACTCCTTGTAAGGCTTTTTTCTCAATAAACACCTCGGGGTAATACGGTTGGTTCTCCCAACGGTTTTTATAGAAATTGTCCATCCAAGCCTTGACCTGTTCTTTGCCTTTCTGAATGGAACTATACAAATCGGTTTCTTCAAAATCCGTCGAACCGACCATGACACGCTCCCTATCCGAAAAAGCATCAAAATCGACAACACCGTCCCACCGTGCATCAATCATTGCACTAACGACCCGTTTATAATGGGATATAGAGTTTGTCATCCCCATAGAAACAAGCTGGTAATAAAGTCCTCGCAGCGTCAGAACTCCAGCCTCATATCGCTGCAATATCTCGACTGAATTTTCAATAATCCACTTTCGAGTAAATCCGTCCTTTTTCATAATATATTACGCATTTAATTGATTGTAAATATTCTGCAAGGAGTAAAGCACATCGCCCCACGTGTCAATCGTCATGTCGTTAAATGTCGCCACAACCTCGCCGTCGATGACGATTGTCGCGACGTTGGTATCCATGTTTACCTGCAGCTCAACGCGGTTGCCCAATGTCTGATATAGCATGCCGCGCACATGGTCGAAACGGGTCTCCGCCGCTGGACAAAAGTCGGCTGGCGCATGCTCGCCGGTATAGATTAACCCGCCGCGCTCGAGTGCGGCTGCGCGGAGCATTTGATCTCGCTTGCTGTTGCGCTCATACTTCAATGCCCGCCCGAGGACACCTCTGTGAACTTTGAAAGTCTGGTACAACTCCCTGAACACGGATGTCGGTAAAAGGATTTGTTTTGTCATAATATTACCACCTTGATATACTTGGTTATTTTCCTATCTTTGTTGCATGGTCGCATTGGAACCACTTTGCAAAGATACAGTTTTCTGTATTTGCAAACAAGTTTATTTGGCTAAATTTTACAGGATTTTGTATTCGAGATATGAGAAATGAGATAACCAATAGATTTATAGAGTCTTACAATAATCTCGTTGAGACAGGGCAAGTGTCAGATAAAAAAGCATTTGCGCAGACAATAGGTATAAGCACCTCAATGATGACAGAGATAAGTAAAGGACGTAGCAATGTTGGCATATCTGCAATACAGAATATTGTAAAGCACTTTTCGATTAGTGCTGAGTGGTTATTGACTGGAGCTGGTAATATGTTCCACACTCATTCCTCACCATTGCTCAAAGATGATCAAACAACCGTTACGATAGGGAAACACTCAGACAAAAACAATGGTATTCCGCTAATTCCAATCGATGCGATGGCCAGCATGCTGTCAGGTGACGATCATACTGTCATGGAGTACGAATGCGAATATTATGTGATACCTGTGTTCAAGGGAGCTGAGTTTCTAATACAGGTCAAAGGCGACTCAATGCGTCCACAATATTACAGCGGTGATATTGTAGCATGTAAACGGCTACCGCTCGACACATTCTTTCAATGGAATCGGACTTATGTTATCGACAGCGAACAGGGAGTTCTGATAAAGAAAGTAGAAAAGGGAAGTGATGATGCGCACATTACGCTTGTATCTGAAAACAAAGAATACAGACCTTTTGAAATTGCTAAGGAGAAGATATACTCACTTGCTCTCGTAATAGGCGTTGTTCGTGCAGAATAGGGTGTTTTTTATTGTCAAATACCCATATATATCCTATATCATTGATTCACACACATTAACGATTGTAAATAATGGGGTTTTATCCCTATTATTTATGACATTATAGGGGGACTTATCTCTAAAAAAGCCGCTTTTTTAATGCTGTTTTTGTCCCGATAGGGGTTTTTATCTATTTATTTTTGATACCCAAAACTATGCCCAACACTATGCCCAACGTGTATTTTTAATGTTTTCTCCCAAAATTCAAATGTACAAACGTGGAGGATTGCTCCGCATTTCAAACGCCGATTAAATGGCGTTCAAGCATCCTCAACGGCTTTTCGTTCATTCAAGCCTCTACGCCGCAAATCACGCTTGCATTGGTACATAGAGTTGTTCAGACATAAAAAAGGGGCGTAAACCGCCCCGTTTTGCCCGAATTTGAGGGTACAATTCAAATCGAATTAAACCTACCACCCCAAATAGCCGCTCCGAATTAAAGCTAAATTAAAGCAAATGCACATTTGAATTTCGCGCCGAAATTTTGTCGCGCCCTTATAAGATACTGTTTTATTGTCGTTTATCCTTATTTCTTCCCCTCTCTACTATGTACATTTGAATTGTGTGCCCGTATATCTCGGCCGAAAACGTTATACAATCAATGTCGTTCCTGTCAATCTCGATTGGAATGTCCGGGTCTCATACGATAACGAAAAAGATTGGTTAACAGTAAACCCCTTCAAAGACGAAGACAGTGGTATCCATAATATTAGCATCAATGCCAACGACAAAAAAAATGAGAACTCCGCTCCGCGGACAGCGCGCGTGATTGTCACTACTGACGTCGAAGGTATCGGCCCGTTCGAGATTCCCGTGACGCAGGAGAGCAAGCCCGAATTTCTCAGTACGCTTGAAGAGGATGTCGATTTCGGAGTGCTCACCCAAAGCCGAATAGCTGTCTATCCGAATGACGAGTTGAGGCATCAACCATACACACTGTGGGAGTTGAAATTGTGGGATGAAGGCATTACGTTGACCTCGTCGCAAATGTTTATCGGCACTGGCAATCGCCTCCACATGAAATTATACACAGACCCCATAGAAAAAAATGACGACAACATTTACATCCTTCCGGAGGGTACTTATACAGTCACTACGGCAGACATAGAAGATATTGCATACCAATTCGTTTAA